CTCATTTTCAAACCAAAGATGCGATTGAACAAATAAAAATTCATGTTACAAAACTTATAGAACAAAAAGAAATAGAATGCCATGTGACAAAACAGGTGGCAGAAAGGATGAACAATGAAAATTTACATTAACACAAACAAAGAAATGATTTCGTTCCACTTTGACGGGGACTCAGATTTGGGAAAGGCGAATTTTGTCGACCATGTTCTCAAATCAAATATGATTTCATATCTTGAACAGTTCAGCGGTGGCGTTGAATGTATCACCGACTCAAATTTTCAGAACTGGAACGGTGGAACTCATGACCAGTTGGCGGTAATGAAAGGAACGCTCTGGTGTGTCCATGATACTTCTGGCTACGATAAAAAATCTGTTGAAGATGTTGAAGTTTCTGTTGAAGCCCTCACCATGAAGGCAATTTATGATGCAAACATCATTGAAGCCGAGCAAGAATCTCTATGGGAAAAACGAATGCTGTGCGGTGAAACGGATGGCAGAGAGGACGATGAAGAATGAAAGAATACTTTGAAAAAGATGCAGTGTCAGCGACACTTTTGAAGGCGGTCATCAAGCAATCGCCTGTTCATGCAGAAGAAAGAATGAAGTCTTTTGTACCAACTGCGAACATGAAACTTGGCACAGCGTTTCACGCAACCGTTCTTGAAGGCGAACAATGGGAGGAACTCATTGCGGTGTCACCAATGGTAGACAGGCGAACGAAAGCGGGAAAAGAAATGTACGCGAAGTTCCTTGAAACTGCTGGCGACAAAACAGTCATCACTTATGACCAAGCCGATGTGATGCAGAAGATGCACGAATCGTTTCTTGCTCATCCAGAAGTGCAGCGACTATTGGAACAATGCTACGCGACAGAATTTCAAACCTTCTTTGAATTTGAAGGTGTTGAGTGCAAAGCGATGATTGATATGTGTGACAATGAAGGAACGATTGTAGATATCAAGACCACGCAAGATGCGAGTCCAGAAGCGTTCATGCGACAGTCTGCGAATCTGCTCTACCACATGCAACTCGCGTGGTACGCAAACGCGATGAACTTGAAGTGGAATGAAGTCGATGCGTATATCATTGCGGTTGAAAACACTGCTCCGCACGGAGTCGCGGTCTATCAATTCTCACAATCCGCACTCTTGAACGGATGGGAACTTTGCAAGCATGCCATGAAACTATGGAAAGAACACAAGATGAATCTCGCGCTCGGTGATGGGACGTTCCCATACTCGGACGGGGTTCTTGAATTAGAGTTGCCAGTGTGGGCAACAAACTCAATGGAAGAATTGTCAAAATGAAAGGGAAACCATGACAACGAAAAAAACAACAACAACGAAAAAGAAGCCGAAGTCATTGTGGGAAACACTCTCACAGATTGATTGTTCGGAACATATTGAAAAGAAGGGTGGCTTCAACTATCTTTCTTGGGCGTGGGCTTGGGGCATGCTCATGGAACATTGTCCAGATGCAACCTTTGAGAATCATTTGAACGCTGATGGATACCCTTGCTTCTTTGATAGCAACGGAAATGCAATGGTGCGAGTCACCCTGACGGTTGGCGAACATTCGCATACCGAAGATTTCCCTGTATTGAATTACAAGAATCAAGCAATCAAAGACCCTGATTCTTTCGCGGTGAACACCGCATTGAAGCGATGTCTTGTAAAGAGCATGGCGTACTTTGGCTTGGGGCATTACATCTACGCTGGCGAAGATTTGCCACCGCAAGAAGAAGTTCCATTCGACCGCGACGCTGCGATCAAGGCAATCAAAGACCACCAAGACGTTCGGGATTCATTCGACGACGACGGCGGGAGTTGGACAAGCAAACTCTTACATCACTTCCAAACGAAGAAACTCACCGACTTGACTGATGAACAACTTCAGCAAGTCATCACGAAAATCTCAAAAATGGAGAAAAAGAACAATGGCTGATTTAGCAACAATTACAATGACTGGACGACTGACCCGTGACCCCGAAGCCGTGGAGACTCAGTCCAACAGCGTGGCGAAGTTTTCGCTTGCTGTCAATGGATTCAAAAAAGACGACTGCTCATTCTTTGATTGTGAAGCATGGGGCAAGGTTGGAGAAATCGTGCAAGAGTATTGCGAGAAGGGCAAGCAAATTGCAGTCTCAGGAACAATCCGCGTCGACCGTTGGGATGACAAAGAGGGCAACAAACGCTCAAAGCCAGTTGTCAATGTTCGAGATTTGACTCTGCTTGGTAGCAAGGACGAATCGACCAGCAAAGTTCCGAAAACAGTTGCAGAACAAACGGAGGCACTCGCTGATGAACTTCCCTTCTGACATTAAGACCAAGATTGGCAACCAATTGTTGACGACTGAGGATGTTGCAGCACGACTGCAAATTTCAACCGCAGTCGTGTACAAGTACATATCCGAGAACAAATTGCCACCATCAATCAAAGTCGGCAATCGACACCGATGGAGGAACTCGGACATCGAACGTTGGATAGATGAGGGAGGTACGGATGCCCGACAAGCCCCTTGAAATTGCAAACTGGGAATCTGGCTTCGAGATTTCTCAGTCCAGACGCAGGGCTGGCAGACTCTCATGGGTGGCTATGCCCACTAGACATGATTCCCGTGGATACAGGCGATTGATTCGTGGTGAGAACGGCGTTCAGCACTTCGCAGCATGGGTGGCGATGGTTCAAGTTGCTGCTCGCTGCGAGGTGCGAGGGGTTCTCGCAGACGACCGAGGCGTTCCATTGTCAACGCTCGACTTGGAAGCCATGACAGACATTCCAGCAACCGTGTTTGACTCCGCAATCCCCGTTCTTTGTGCCATAGGGTGGCTTTTATGCCCCGACTCGGAGCATGCTCGGAGCGTGGTCGGAGACTGCTCGGAGCAAAGTACCACTACAGTACATAACAGTACAGTACATAACAGAACAGAACAAAACAATACAGTCGATTCGTCTTTGATTTTCAAAAATAAATCTTCATCGGATTCTTGTTTCAAACTCATTCCTAAAAACCGCAGGCGCGGAATCTCAAAATGGCGCAAAGCATGGACTGAAGTTGTCATTGATGAAGAACTTGACCAGACGATGGTCATGGACGCAATCGTTGAATACTATAAATCTGGGGAAGGACAATCTGAATACTTCAGGATGCCAGCGACCCTGCTTCACGATAGAATCTGGGAGGAATGCCCCGAATCTTGGAATGCCAAACATCAGCCACCAGTCGACGAGTCAACCACACAGGAAGCGTTCGAGCGTATATTTGATGGCGAAGAACAGACATGAACCGAGCAACAAACAAATTCCACAGAGATATTCGACACCAAACAAAAAAAGGAAAACAAATGAACAGGACAATTGAACAACTCAAAGTCGACTTGGAGAACCTCAACAAAAAACATGAGATTCTCGCAGCACAACTAAAATACGTCAACACAGAAATCGAACTGCTGGAACAAGAACTCAAAATTGAACTTGACAAAGAGTCGCCATTTTCTTCAGCAGAGGCAATGGCAAGATTGCTGGGTATCATCGGATGACAACATTTGAAACGGATTTGCTCGTCGGCAAGGATGTCGAAAAAAAAGTGTTGAAAATGATACAAAAGAAATATCCAAAGGCGTTCATGATTGATGGAAAATTCTCGCCGTACGACATCTTCATTCCAGAGTTGTCAAAATCAATCGAAGTCAAGTCAGATCAGAAAAGCCAGCACACAGGAAATCTTGTTGTTGAGATTGCAATGTACGGCAAGCCGTCTGGCTTGATGGCAACGCTCGCTGACTCTTGGGTCATCTTCACTGGCAATCAATTCATCTGGATTACACCAACCCAACTCAAGAACATGATTGTTGAAAACAATCTACAATTGCGTACATTTGTTGGAAAAGGCGACACAGTAGCAAAAGACGCATACTTGCCAAAAATCGAACTAGTCATGCAATATGCAACCAGTATTCAAAATCACGAAAAGGAAACAGCATGAAGAAGCACAAGGTTCTTGATTTGTTTTCTGGAATCGGTGGTTTTTCGCTTGGACTTGAACGAACAGGTGGATTTGAAACCGTTGCATTCTGTGAGATAGACAAATTTTGCCAAAAGGTATTGAAGAAGCATTGGGTGGATGTTCCAATATATGATGATGTAAAGGATTTAACACATGACAAACTCGAATCACAAGGAATCTTTCCCACAGTCATCACAGCAGGATTTCCCTGTCAAGACATTAGCCAGATTGGAAACCGAACGGGAATACATGGCAAACAATCTCAATTATTTTTTGAGGTTGTCAAACTCGTTCGCGAAATACGACCAGACTACTGCATCTTGGAGAACGTTTCAGCGTTGCTTAAACGGGGAATTGGAGATGTTTTCGGAGAGTTTTCCAAGATCGGGTATGATTGTGAGTGGCACTGCATTACGGCTTCCAGTATTGGTGCGCCCCACAGACGGGATAGAGTGTGGATTATTGGTCGCAACACCGACAGCAACTGCAAATCAACATTGTCCATCAATGATGAAGCATCGAGGTTGCAGAAATATGGTAGGAACGCCAACTGCAAACATGAACAACAAGAGGTCAAAAGCGTTCAGAACCAAAACACCAACCCCATCGGAACTGATAGAAATGTACCCCGACAAATCATCTCAAAAGTTAAAAAAACAAACTTCTGGTCGATTGAACCCGATGTGGATCGAGTGGTTGATGGGGTATCCCCAAGGTTGGACAGACGTCGACTTAAGCAACTAGGCAATTCAGTTGTGCCACAAATCCCTGAAATCATTGGAAATGCAATAATTGAATATGAAAGGAAAACCCATGAACATCTCTGAATGGAATGAAACTTGGCAACGGATCAAAGACCGATTTCCGAAATGGATTTCGACTGCAACAGAAGCAGAAGATTGGTGCATGGGGCTGAAAATCTACGAACAGGAAATGGTCGAGTCTGTTGGTCATTGGATTACCAAGACGTATTCGTCCGAAAAGCCAAAACTGGCATGGTACATCAAAGAATGCGAAACCAGAAGAAGAAATCAACGAATCGCAACTGCTCCAACATTTCACGAAGGCAACGAAAAAGACTTTGAAGAATATTTGAAACGTAGAGAGTTCATCATTCAGAAACTTGAAGCCACGCCGATAGAAAAACTACGAGAAACGACCATTTCTGTCTTGAAAGAATATGGTCATATTATCAGTAAACCTGAATCTGAAAATCCGCGCGAATGGAAACAAACACTTCGCTCGCTGGTTTACAGCAAAATCTACAGAAAGGAAAAAGAATGAATGAGCAGGGTAGTCTGCATAGATACTGTGGGGAGCAAGAACGTGGATTTTCACGAAGAACCAACTGAGTTCACCGCCAAGAACCGCGAAGGCACTGACCGCATCTACACGAAGGTTGATGGGGGTTACACCATCAAAGGTGAATCACACTTCCTTCGCATCGGCTTCGAAGATGATGACATCAACTTCGCTGACTTTGACGGCGGGCAATTCGTTCGCGTAGGATGCCAGATGGAAGACTTGTGCGAGGGTTGCACAGGAACAATTACCCGCATTGAGGAACTTGAAACGCAGGAAAAGAACTGGGCGAAGATTATGTGTTGGACAGATTCAGGAAAAAGCAAATGAACAGCGAAGAAACAGCGTGAAAGAAGCAGACCGAATGCGGTTGCTAGTCGTGGACGCTTGCGATACCATGAGCCGAATGTCTGATCGAGTCATGACCGAATCTGCAAATGGAATTTCACAGCACCTTGAAGAAGTGCTGCTGTCAGCAGACGACGATCGCGTGAACGATATTTGTGCCAGTGCGCTGATGGTCATGCTCGCAATAATGAAACCGCTTTCCGAACAAATGCTGGCTTCCACGGACGGTAGATATTCTCGGTCAAGGATTGACATCGACGACGAGGACATCGACCCAGTATTTGACGGTTGACTTTCTTCTTGCTGGGTTTATCCTTTCACCCAGCGAAAACCCTGCTGGCTTTCCAGTGGGGTTTTTTTATTGGTATACTGAAACGCATGATGAACCCACTTGTCTTGCCGTTCCCGCCATCTGGAAATACTTACTACCGTTCAGTGAGAATTGGACAGGCATGCCGAGTGCTGCTCTCAAAAAAGGGCAGAGAATACAAGAACCAAGTCTGCGAGCATGTTGCAAATTACATCTGCAACGAAAAAGAAATGATGTTTCCGTTCAACGGTCGACTGTCTGTTCATGTTTGGTTGCACCCACCGAACCGAAGAAAGTTCGACATTGACAACAGAATCAAACCATTGCTGGATGCACTGCAATTCGCGTCGGTGTATCATGACGACGAAGCCGTTGATCACCTCGTTGTCAGGCGTGACGAAATCACCAAAGGCGGTCAAGCAATTGTGCAAATCTTCGAGTTGCAAAAAGAGGAGCAAACATGAAAACCGAATCAATCAAAATCAAAGAACTGTCGAACGACCCTGCAAATGTTCGCAAGCATGACGAACGCAACCTTGACTCAATCAAGGCATCGTTGCAACGGTTCGGACAACAGAAGCCCATCGTGGTTGATGGCAAAGGAATCGTGGTCGCTGGCAATGGAACGCTTGATGCTGCGAAGTCACTCGGATGGAAAGAGATTCAGATTGTGCGAACAGAACTTGTTGGTGCTGATGCGGTCGCGTATGCAATCGCAGACAACCGAACTGCTGAACTTGCCATTTGGGATGATGATGCTCTTGCTCAAACGCTGGCATCGTTGAAGATTGATGAATCCATTGACGAAGCCATCACGGGTTTCACCGAGCAAGAGATCGACACACTACTCATGAAGTTCGACCCCGATGGTGACGAAAACCGACTCGACGAATCTGATAATGATGGGATATGTCCACTATGCAAAAGACCAAAAAACTAAACATAGCACCGTGTTCTTTTGAAGCATCGAAGGCAGCCGTCATGCGTTGGCACTATTCAAAGAGTATGCCGTCGGGCAAACTTGTGCGATATGGTGTTTGGGAAGACAATCAATTTGTTGGTTCGGTCATCTATGGTCGTGGTGCAACACCAACCGTCTACAAAAGAATTGGTCTGAAACAAACTGAAGCATGTGAACTTGTGCGCGTTGCGTTGGGCAATCATGAAACACCAACGACGAAAATCATTGCGGTCACACTGAGAATGTTGAAGAAGTCAAACAGTGGATTGCATTTGGTGTTTTCATTCAGCGACCTTGACCAAGGACATCAAGGGACGATATACAAAGCAGGCAACTGGATTGATGTTGGATTGAGGATGAAGGGTGACGTTGGTGGCTATGTGTTGAATGGGAAAAGAGTTCATCTACGATCGGTCTGTGCTATGATGAAACAACATATTGGACACAACCGAAAAATGTTTGAATGGTGCAAACGAAACAAAGACCCAAACGCAAAACCATTTTCAGGGAAAGGAAAAAGACAGTGGTTTTATCCATTCACCGCAAACGGAAAAAATTGCGTACAAAGCATAGTTGGCGATGCGCCCAACGACCAGTTGGGAGAGGGCGGTTCAAATCCGACCTGTACGCTTTTCGGAACATCTTGAGTCAGTTGCTCCGACCAAGTAGAATGACCACATGCTCAATACAACAATAGAATCAGTTTCCCAGTTCATCTGCACTTCAACTAGCGTTGGGATTGCCAGCGTTGGACTCGCTGCAACGCCAACGAACGGAATCATCAACGACTCAACCTTGCTTCCACTCTCACTGTTTCTCGGTGGAATCGTAGTCACAACCGCACTCACTTGGCGTGCAGCATCTGCCAAAAATGAACTCGTCCGAAAACTTGACGACTTTGAAAGACGACTGGACAAACTAGAGAAATCCAAGTGCTGCAAAAACAAGAAATGAGAAAAAGACTACCGATCGCAGTTGCATCGTTCCTGATGTGGATTGGTCTACTTGCAGCATCCATGTTCATTCTATTTGAAACTCTTGGATGTTCAGCCGTGCAGGAAATACAAGCCAGCACATCAAACATAGACAAGTTGTCGCAATCAAGCGAAGAACGATTTGTCAAGATTTCAGACATTTCCGATGTCGAGGAAATTGACATTGAAGCAAAATACGGCGTTGTCGAACAACAGGAAATCCAAAACTCGGTGTCGGAAATCCGACAAGCACTCCCACGGGTCGAGGACAAATCTCCAAGTTGGATGACAATGATTGAGCGTCTGTCGATTGCAGGGATATTGATTGCAGTAATTATCCTAATTTGGCAAACAGGCATCGGAACTCTCTTTCGACGACTGCTCTATTCCGTAACATTATTCATTCCGCGTAGAAGTAGGCGAGACGCAGAAATGGACTTAAAGATTGCAGATGAAAAGGACGATATGACTATTCGTGAAGCGATAGCCAGCAAACGCTCTTCTGACCCTGCTTACAATGCCGCCTACAACAAACTGAAAAACAAACACGGAGAATAACAAGTGCCATTTATTCAAGGAATTTTAGATTCACTGTTCGCGGTCGGCGTTGGAATCATTGTTGGCGTACTTGCCGACAGACTCGGAATTGTCGATTGGCTCAAAGGTTTATTCATTAAGAAATAAACATGGCAGCAATTGGAGTCATTCATACATCGGTCAGCACAGAAGTTGCTTCAACCTCAACATCATTCACCGAGGTTGTTGAATCTTCATCGTTGACTGATGGCACAACGTACTACATCATTTGTCATGCTCTCTGTGAGGGTGATGGAAATGCGAAGGTGTTTGAATGGCAACTTGTAGACCGCACAAATGGGGATGCTGTACTCTCAAATTCAACCATGAAGCGAGAGCCAGTGACAGCGAACATTTGTCAATCATATACATTCATTGGAAGAATCACGGCTGGCTCTGATGGCGGTGGACTCGCGTTTGAACAAAAGTCGGCTGCAACAAAAACAGTTCGCACACAATACTTGTCGATGCTGTTGATTGATGTTTCAAATTTGGAAACATCTGACTACTTTTATGCAAACAACACAACTGCTGCAACTCATACAACAACGTATGCAGACCGCGCTTCGCTGACGGTTTCATCTCCAACGGCTGACGACACATATCTCATGTTCGGATGGGTAGCGACCGATACAAACCATCTGGGGAAGAATGCGTTGATGCGAATGCAAGTGACTCAAGGAGTTGACCCTGTCAGAAATTATCCAGAAATATCGTATGAAGGTGAAGATTTCACGGAAGTTTTGAATTGGTGGATATGTAGACCCTACACAATGTCAAGCAGTTCGGCAACATTCGCAATTCAAACAAAAGACGATGACTCGACGGGCGACGAGAACCAATACCTTGAATCGACAATCTTCGGCTTGCGGTTGGATGCGTTCGAGAATTTCAACTCTGCATATACTGAGGACGAAACAACATCAACATCAACATCGTTCATTGAATTAGAATCCTTTTCATTCACGCCAGATTCAACGGGTGATGTGATAGTTGCTGCTTGTTCTGTATTCGACGCGGATGGTGCAAACCGTTCTTCGTATGAACGAGTCCAAGTTGACGGAACAACCAAGCCAAATGACGTTCCAGACAATGAGGTGAATGCACGTTCAAACGATGCAACTGATTTGCTGGGATTGCCGTTTATTACTCGATACGACGGGGTTGCATCAACAGCGAACACGATCGACTTGGATGTCAAAAAATCACCAACGGCAAACATTGGTTGGCTCAACTATTCGCTCTCGGCTTTTTCAACAACGCTGAAAAAACCAATAAATTACGAGGACATTGCGTCGCAAACATTCGCTTCAGGGGATGTTGCTTCACAGTCGTACAATAGTGGAGACGTTGCATCACAGACAAATAGTTCTGGAGATGTAGCCAGCGAGATAAATCCAACATGAGCAATACACCAACAAATACGACAATCTACGAAGATACGGGTGTGACTTGCATGTCACGAATTTTAGGAGACGACGCTGCTGCAATTACGCAAGCGACAACATCGTCAATTGAACTCAAGACATTCAAGAACATCAGCACAACGGCAACATCAACAACAGCGTTGACGGTTGCAAATGTCGTGTTTGATTCTTACCAAACCGATGCTCGTTGGTCAAAAGACTCCACTGGTTACAATTTTAGATATGCAGTTCCGTCGTCGGTGTTCGATGATGGCGATGCAACCTATCGACTTGAGTTCAAGTTCACGCCAACGTCTGGCAGTGATTATTTTGTGGTGTTTCAGGTTGATACTGTTGAGGTATTTTCTTCATGATGTTGTACTGGACACGAATCATAGTCATACTTGCTGAACCAACGTATCACGGATGGGATTTGATATGCACCTACGCTTGACATGCGACATTTCACAAGAACAAATAGATTGTGGCTACGACATGACGCTCATTGCGATTCATTCAAACTTCGTCAACTGGATTCTCAGTCTTGAATTGCCGATTGTTGGCTTTCATATTTTCTGGGAAGACATAGAAGTGGATGGCGATAAACACATGTTCGTCTCTGCAGAATTACACAAAGACTCGGACGTTGACATTGACGTTAAATTTTTTGACGAATTAAGACTGGGCGGAAATCCAGATGGCTGATTTTGATGATAATGGAAAATTCGCAAAGGGAAACAGTTTCTCTTTTCGTAGTTGCCCTGAGAATATCAACACTGCTGGTCGACCAAAGGGTCGCTCACTGAAAGACCATTTGATGAAGTTGCTGAACGATTCTGAGCAGGGTGAGAAACTTGCAGATGCACTTGTCAAGGTTGCTGTCGATAGGGCTTTGAAGGGCGACTTCAGGTTCTGGTCAGAAATCTTTGACCGCGTTGACGGCAAAGTTCCAAACAGGATTGCAGATGCAGAAGGGTCGTCATTGACATTTGTTCTTGGCGAAGCAGTACAATCCGCACAACAAAATGGAAGATTCAAAACAAACGGAAAACACCCATCATCTTGAGGTGCTTCCCCAGCAGATGAAATTTCTCTGCTCAGAGGCAAGAGAAATTTTGTATTCTGGTGCGTTTGGTGCTGGCAAGACAAGGGCAATTTGCCTGCGTGTTGCAATGCGAGCATCAATTTGCGGAGCAAGAGAGGGCTTATGTCGCAAGACCGTTGTTGCGTTGAAGCGGTCAACATTGAAAACGTTGCTCGAACCCGACGGATTGCTTCCACCGATATTGCCGAAAGGTTCGTATGAATACAAAAAGATTGATGGTGAAATCAACATCTTTGGTGGTGGAACAATCATGCTGTTCGGTCTTGAAGATGATGCTCGGATTGCTTCCATGAACTTGTCTGGTTGTGCAGTTGATGAATGTGTGGAATTGACCGAACAGGATTGGACAATGCTTCGAGGACGAATCCGATTACAGTTGCCAGATTTGCCGAATCAGTTGTATGGGGCTTGCAATCCATCAACGCCACAACACTTCCTTGCCAAGCGATTCGGATTGGGTGGTGGTCACAAGTGTTCAAAAAACTGTGAAGCAATCACAACCACAAGTCGTGACAACTGGTTCTTGCCAAAAGACTACATTGAAGATTTGGAAACAATGACGGGCGTTGCGAGGAAGCGGTATGTCGAAGGGTTGTGGGTTGGCTCTGAAGGGTTGGTATATGACCGATGGGATGAAAACAAATATGTTTGCGATTCGTTGCCAGAATCATTCGACCGAATCTGGGTCGGATGTGACGAGGGGTACAATCACCCCAGCGTTCAACTTCTGTGTGGACTGAAGGATGATATTTTCTATGTCATGGATGAATGGTGCGAACGCCACAAACTAGAACAACAAGTGGTTGAACACGCTCAATACTGGAAAGGTGAATATCCAGAGATTGAATGCTTTGTTGTTGATCCATCTGCTGCGAAACTTCGGGCAGCGATGAGGCACGTTGGGCTTGATGTAACCCCAGCCGACAATGCGGTGTTCAGTGGCATTCAAAGCGTATCTGCAAGAATGTCGAATGACCCATCAGGAAAACCACGACTTCAAGTTCACCGTCAATGCTCAAATTTGTTGCGTGAATTTAGTTCGTACGAATGGGCAAGTCGTCAAGATGGCACTCTCAAAGAACAACCAGTGAAGTTGAATGATGATTGCGTTGACTCGCTTCGTTATGCTATCACTTATACTGACGGTCTAAAAACTACTCCATCAATTCGCTCGATTGGTGGAGTTGATGACAAGCACAGAATGAATCCACTTGACGATGAACGACTGTGGACGGAGATTTGAAAATGCTCGAAAAGTTCCGCAAAGGCAAGAACGACAAAGATACAACAACAAAAGCAACTGACCGTCAAGCATACTTGAGTGGAAGTGTTCCCGCTTGGGAAAAAGCCAGCATGAGCGTTCAACGAACTCGCGGATATACGGCATTGATGCAACGATTCCACGGTTGGGTCTACGCTGCTGCGATGATAAACGCGCGCGGAGTTGCAAGCCAGCCAATCAAGTTGTATTCGATGCAACCGCGAAACGGAATGAAGTCCATCGTGAACACAAAGAAGGTGAGTTCACAAAAAGCATCATATCTTCGTGGAGAGCAAGAAACAAAGCCGTCAATCTTTGTGCAACGAAAAATGATGGCTGGCTGTGATGTTGTTGAAGTTCATGAGCATCCTGTTCTTGAGTTGCTTGACAATCCATCGCCTGAAATGGATGGCTACACGCTGACTATTCAACGAATGTTGAATTTGCAATTGACAGGCAACGCATATCTTCATCCAATAATTTCTGAAACAATCGGAGTTCCAATTGAATTGTGGAACATGCAAAGCGATTTAGTGACGGTAGTTCCAGACGGCAACATGGATTTGGTCAATTCATACACATACGGCAAGCAACCAAACATGGTTGACTTCCGCAAAGATGAAGTGTTGCATGAGAAGCAACCGAATCCGTCCGACCCGTTCTATGGAATGGGGTGGGTCGCTGCTGCGATTGATGCTGTTGACTTGCTCAATTCAATGGACGATTATGAGCAGAATGTACTTGACAATCAAGCCCGACCAGATTGGGCAATCATGGTCAAAGAGCATTTGACTGATAATCAATACCAACGCTTGATGCAACAAGTCGAACGACAACTCGGTGGAAAGAACAACAGGAGTCGCCCGTTCATTTTTGAGGGAGGTACTTCAGGTCAGCCCATGCAATTTTCACCGCAAGATTTGGCGTTTGATTCTGGAGAGGCGAGAAAGATTGAAGTCATCGCAGCGATTGCGGGAGTGCCAGTGACGAAGTTGAAAGCGAACGACCCGAACCTTGCCAACGCAAGGGAAGGAAATCTCGGTTGGCTTCGGGATACCATCATTCCATACTTGACACTTGACGAATCATTCTTGAATCGACAGTTGTTGCCGATGTTTGGAATGTTTGCCGATACTCTTTTCCTTGCATACGATGACCCTGTATCCGCAGACCGTTCACAACAAGCGACAATTGATGCCAGCGATATTGCAGCAGGAATCCGAACACGCAATGAGGTGAGAGCAGATAGGGGTCTTGAACCAATCTCTGAGGGTGGGGATGAATTGTTTGTTCCGATGGGTACAGTTCCAATTGATGTTGCAATCGAGAATGCAAGAAATCCACAACCGATGTTTGGTCAATTCAACACAGCACCAAAAGCAGAAGTTGAGGAAAATGAACCAATTGAAGAAGTGCCAAAAGATGAAGCGGTTGAATTGACAGAAGCAGAGTTGGAAGGGCAACCACAACAGGTTGAACCTTCACTGGCTCTCAATGGCGCACAGGTGACAGCAGCACTTGAAATCGTAAATCTTGTTGCACAAGGTCAAATGCCAAGAGCATCTGCAATTGGACAGTTGATGACATTCTTCAATCTAACGGAAGACCAAGCAGAAAATATCATGGGTGATGTTGGTCGTGGCTTTGTGCCTGAACTCATCATTGAAACAGAAAGCAAAGCACCAACTCCTGTCGATGGCAAATGTCCCGATGGTTGGCACTACATGCCAGAATCAAATTCTTGCATGGAAGGTGAATCACATCCATCGGAAACATATTCAAAAGCGAATCAAGAAGAAGAAAAAAGCCACGACTGCGACTGTAAAAAAAAACATAATTCAACAAAAGAAATGTGGGATGAATCCCGTTCTCTGATCAGTCAAAAACGCGCGCCAGTTGATAAAGATAATGACGAGTGGCGTGAAACGATGGAATTGTTTTCATCACCGATGGATGAATTTCGTGATGAGTTGGTCAAAGTGTTCCGCAAAGAAGTTGAACAACACCTTGCTCTTGCAGGTGGAATGGGCGAGTTCACTACAAGTGCAGAAGCCGAACAGAAAATCAGAGAAATTACCAATCAATTTGTAGATGAGGTGATTCTTTTTTCAGGACAAAGAGAGTTGGAAAGATTAGGTCTTGACTTGCAATTCAATCAACTCGACCCAGTTATTGCAAACACGTTGCAAAATTATAAAGACCAATTGACCGATACATTGATATTCGGAACAGGAAAAGAGATTGCTGGAAAGGTTGATGCGGGGATGAGACGCGGAGCGTCGACAGATGAAATTGCAGATGACATTCGTTCATTGTTGGAAGAAGAACCAGAAACAGGACGAATCCCGATTGAAGCAAGAGCCGAAATGATTGCACGAACTGAAGTTGCACTCATCAACGAAATTGGCAGACTCGATGCGTGGAATCAGTCTGGTGTTGTTGCAGGGAAACAATGGGTGGTCGCTGCGGGTGCTTGCGAATCCTGTCAAGCAATGGGAAGAAAAAACGACAAGCCAATTCCAATCAATGCTGCTTTTGCATCAAGGGGCGAAAGAGTTGGAAAAGTCAATGTGTGGACTCCAACAGGCGGTGGCTTGCAGACTCCACCATTGCACCCAAATTGTCGATGCACAATGATTGAAATACTAGATGACGAACTTTCAGTTGAATATCTTGATGACATCACAGAACAAACAAGAAAACAAGAATTTGAAAAAGCGAGAGATTTTGTCAGGCAACGAATTGCACTTGGCAAAATCACTGCTGAAGATGGTGAAGATTTGATAAAAGATTTGAAAGTGAGATACGGACTATGAATAAAGAACATGACAGACTTGACTTGAAAGACTATACGGCAAACTTGAATGCTGATATTCCTGCAAGAACTTGTATCGCTTACATTTCTACCGATACGGTCGATGAAGAAGGTGAGTGTGTCCTGCCAGCAGGAATCCAAACAAATCGCTTCAAGTCCACAGGCACAGTTTTCTGGAATCATGATTACAATGACCCTGTGGCTATTTGTGATTGGCTTGAAGTTAATGAGAATGGCGTGGTTGCATCAACGCATTTTCCTGAACGACCAGAAGGACATAAGGGAGAATGGAGACCTGATGCAGTTTTATCATTAGTTGCCGCAGGATTATGTCGTGGCGTATCAATCGGATTCTCATATCTTGAAACAAGAGAACCAACACAAAAAGACAAACAGCAATTCAAATCAACGGGCAACGAACTCTTGAGAGTTGTGAGCAAATCACGACTTCTTGAGTATTCGTTCGCTCCATTGCCGATGAATGAGGATGCACTTGTGGTCGCTGCAAGTAAGGGATTCATCAAGCGTGATGGAACGATTGACAGTCGAGCAGTCAAAGCATTTCGACTCAAATCAGAGTCCGAAAAAATGGGTGGAAGCATCCAATTGAAATCGTCTGGCTCATTGAAGTTGCGAGATATTGACACGGCAAAATTGACACTTTTAGAAATCGAACGAATGCAAGGTCGGGTGTATTGACTCGCATTTGTATCATAAACTCATAAGTTTGTCGCCACGAATGAAGCGAGCCGAAGCGTATGCGAGTCGGATGCCATTTCAAAAGCAAGGCAATTCGTACAAATTCAAATTTTTTGGAAATTAAAACAATGAACAAGAAACAAGTTCTCAAACAAATTCGCAATCTTAATGCGAAACAATGCAAACAACTTGAAGTCGAAGAGCCATTTGAAGGTGAAGGAACAGTCGAAGCAGTAATGGCTTGGCTCGGAGATTCAATTCTCTATGGTGCTGATGGGTCGGAACTCGACCTCGCTGCGATTTTTGCAGCAGATGACCCAGCAACGCTTTCACTCCACTCTGGAATGCCAGATGCTGCAGAACCAGCAGCAGAAGAAATGATTGCAACCGAAGTGGTTTCAAGCGTTGATGCTCCTGCTATCGAAGAAGCAATGGAACTTCAAGATGCAACACAAGCAGCAATCAGGCGTGGTGTTCGTGATGCTATCCGCAAAACACAAAAATCCGCGCTACCTAGAACAGGTGGAACACAAATGACATCAAACAGAAAACACTCATCAAGTTTCAGAAGTGCTGAAGACCAATATCTTTCAGCACAATGGATTGGTGCAAAACTTCTCAAACAACCAAGTGCAATCAAATGGTGGAACAACAATGCTCCAACAGGATTGAAAGCACAAAGCGAAGGTACAAATAGTGCTGGCGGGTTCTTAGTACCAGACCCACTTGAAGCAGCAATCGTAGATGTGAGGGAAACTTACGGCGTTGCCAGAGCAATTTCTAGGGTGTTCCCGATGACAGCCGACACGCTCAACGTGCCAAAACTAACAAGCGGGGCGACAGTTTACTATCCAGCCGAAAATGCAAGTATCACAGAGTCAAGTGCTGTGTGGGCAAATATCGGGCTGACTGCCACCAAGAGAGCATGTCTGATGAAGTGGTCAAACGAGTTAGGTGCGGACGCTTTATTCTCACTCGCTGATACTCTGTCAGACTACATGGGTCGCGCACTTGGTATCCGTGAAGATGCGGAACTAATCAACGGAGACGGTTCTTCCTCATTCGGCTCTGTGACAGGGCTTGATGATACAGGTCATGTGGCGACCTCTGGTGCTGGTTCAGCGTGGTCAGACTTGACACTCGCAAACCTCGTTACAACTGTAGGGACACTTCCTGACAAATACCACGCGGGTGCTAGTTGGGTCATGTCACGACAATTCTACACGCAGGTTGTCTTGCGAGTAATCGCAGCAGCGGGTGGCAATACTATTGACTCACTGGGCATTGGGACAACGGGCGCACAATTGCTCGGCTATCCTATCAACTTCAGTGATCAAGCACCAACAGCAACAAGTTCTTCAACAGAAGTTTGTTGGTTCGGTAATTTCCAAGATGCAGTTGTATTTGGCGACCGTTCTGGAATCGAAATTGCTGTGAGCGACCAAGTCGGTTTCATCGAAGACCAAATCAACATTCGTGCAACTTCACGATACGACATTGTTGTCGTGACTGAGGCAGATGGCGATGCCGATGGTTATGTGTCACTCAACACTACTTCCTGAAATCAGGAATAGGTTTGGCAAAATAAGGGTGGGCAAGAATTTCTTGCTCACCCTAGCCAAGACAATATGAGGAACAATAATGGCAACAAGTTCGACCTCCATCACAAGTTTGCAAGCACTCAAAAGATACTTGAGATTGACAACATCGGATGACGACCGCCTATTGACTGAACTTCTCGATGCTGCAACCAATCGCATTGAGGAGTTTTGCCAACGCACTTTTGTATCTGCGACATACAAGCAATTCATCAGTGGCTCTGGTGAAGGTACGCTTTCACTTCCAAATTTCCCTGTGACAGCAATACGAAGACTTGGATGGGAACGAAAGAACGCAATCTCGGTTGATGCTTCAACCGCGACAGATTTGAGGGCAACGGTCGAAGTTCAAGACAATCAGATTGTTTTGAAGCGGTGGGATTCTGTCGGTGCGGAAACTGAAACAAGTATCGCATTCGCGGATTATCTCACCACAGCATTGATGGCAACACAAATCACAACAATCACAGGATGGACAGCAACATCAGATGAAACGGTCATGTGCGATGAACTCATGAGACAGGGTGGGCAAGATGCTCTTTCAGCATCGGCTCAACTGTACTATCTGAAGGCGACAGATGCCGACTATCGTGTCGATGAAGATACTGGTCGTGTCGATTTGATTTCTGCACAATCTGAATCGCAATGGTATCCATTCGACCCGA